GTCAGATTGTCTAACTGTAACTTTTCCTTCAATTTCAATACCATTTTCTAATAATTGTTTAATTGTCATGTTTCCCTCCTATGAAAGCGTTCTTTTATTGTGTTAAATAAATTCAATTTCCCATATAGCATTTTCACGAAAATACTGTTTGCAAAGTCCGTTTTCAAATTTCCAGTCGGATGCTTTTCCATATTCAATCCAACTTCCTTTTCCATTGTTAGCTAATGTAATTTTGCTACCTGGTTTTCCATCTTCAATACTGTAAAATCCGTTTGTCTGTACTACATTCGGTTTTCTGATCTGTCCCTCATATTCTGATCTAATATAGTGTTTTTTGATAATAAATTTACGTCCCTCTTTGATTGCTTTTTTTAACTGTGATAAATTTTTAATTTCCATGTTTATTTCCTCCCAATAACTAATCCCTGTTACAATAATCTAAAAAAGCGCCTATTGTTTCTTCTGCTTCGCACCTAGTCAAATATCTTCGCCTTTTACTTTTCTTTCTATGTAGTGGTAATCCACACATCTTGCGTTCATTATTTCTTAATAACATTTTGTCCGTTTTTTGTTTCTTCCTGGTATTTATGTTCATACTCATTTCACCTCTTAAAATCATGCTTTCAATTTAACAATAACAATTAATTACTTGAATTTTTCTTGATAGCTCTTCATAGAAAACATTTTCCTTTTTATGTTTCTTTTTTTCTGTATTGTTAATAAATCCATATTTCTCATAAAATTCAACTGTTCTCATATTTCGGAATACAATAATATTTCCGTCTTGTATCAAAACTCTATCCATATTAATATTATTGTTTCCCCATACATTTAGTTCTTTTAACTGTTTAAAATACTTCATTTGTTGATTGGGCTGTATATTCTTAAATTTACTAATATTTTTCACAATTCCTTTTGTCTTTCCAGTTTCTTTGTCCTTAATCGTGATGCTTGTTTTCCCAATTTTGATTTCTTGATTCTCACAATCAAAAATGCTTGCCATGATTTATTTCCTCCGTTTGAAATTATCTTTTCATCATATATTTCTCTTCATCTAATGTTTCAAATACAACTGTTACATCCTGTTCTTTTGCAATGGTTTCCTTTATTTCTTCCATGCTTTCAAAAAGAACGTCAATATCGAAAATACAAGCCGTATCAAGATTACGATATCTGATATCATTTACTGTAATTCTATATAGATTTCCTTTTTTCCAAATTGTACATTTAATTGTTTTCATTCTCATTTTCTCCTAATAAAATCATTATTCAATTCAATTCCATACACTACTTACAAAACGGTTTCCAGTATGCGATCAGTGCCACACCTAATACAGTAATATATACTTTTGCATCCGTTTCTGTCATAAACAACGCGATCAGAAGCAAAATCAATCCAGAAAACTTTTGGAAGTTCAGTCTGCGCTTCCACCGTTTAAACTTCTGGCTCGTAGCAGCTAATACATATCCTTCTAACCAGTCTTTATTATGTTTCTTCCATTCTTTTTCCGTCATTACTGTTCCTACTACACCCATTTCTATTTCCTCCAATTCTTCATATACTTATTCTTTGCATTGTTATATTCCCATTTTTCCATCACAGATACTCCACATTTTGTTTTGACTGTACAATACTTCTTTCCGGAAATTGTAAATTCACTCAAAATCTCCATTGTCTTATTCTCCTTTATGTTGCGTTTATTTGTTGTAATTTTTATTTCCCTGAAATCATTCCGCGAGCTGTGACACCCGCAGAACGTAATATGTAAAGTTTTCTTATGCAGTCTTTGCTACTGCTTTTCTTGTTGTTCTTTTCCGTGATGTTGTTTTTGTCTCAATTACCGGAATATCAATATTTTTCTCAATTACATCTGAAAGAAAGTCAAATAATGAATCTTGCCATTTTTCAGATAAATTATCATTAAAAAATTTACTTCCTTTGCAGTTATTTAACAGAACTCTTTCCATGTCTGTTTCTCTTCCTGAATAATAGGCATATAGTTTCTTAAATACTCTTAATACTTTCGCACTAAACGCTTTACCTTCTCTGTAACTTTTCCCTCCGTTCCATTGAAGATTTACAATAAGTTTCAAAATTTTATCTAATAATTCCGGGCAAAATTTAGACATTTTTACACCATCAGAGATAGGAGTTAAAACACCAATAGGATTCTCTATCGGGTTTCTGTCTCCTTTAACAGCTACATGGTTTCTATCGCAGATAGCTTTTAATCTGACGTATTCCTCTTTCTTTGCCACAAGTGCAGCACTATAAGTATCAACTGGCGTCATATTTTTCCTATCATCTTGTTGAGATAAGAACAGATCAACTGCTTCTGCTTCCGTGATTCCTATTAGCACTTCAACCTGAATCAATTTCATATTACCAAAATAAGCACCTATAACACGATGCATTCCATCAACAACATAGAATTTATTATCTTTATGCATGATTTTTGGTAAATCCCATTTATAAGGACTAAATTCTGCACCGATTTTTTTCGCTGTATTAACTGTTAGATCTCTTTGCCAGTCTGGGACATGAATAAGCAAAGGATTGATACTGATAATCGCCTTTTCTCTTCCGTCATGCTTTGATCTTGCTTCTTCCATCTTGTCAGATACAATCATTCTTTCACCAACTTCAATGATATTGTTTAACATTCTTGCTTCATTCATCATTGTTTCCACTTCCATAGGTTCAAGTTTACCGTTTCTACTCATTTTTCTTATTCTCCTTTAATATGTAAGATTTTCTATTTTTTCTATTGGTTTAGTATTCTTTCGTTTTTCTCTTTCCAATTGTTCCGTCTTTTTTCAACAGATAATAACCATCATCGTTCCAGACGCATTTACGACCTTTATTATCAACGTAGATCGTTCTAAATTTTCCTTTATGCTGCTCAACAGATAACACTTTAGGCGTAAGATTTTTCATATACTCACCATCTTTCTTCCTATTATAAAAGCACCTGTGAAATCACAAGTGCTTATCAAACGTATACATCTATATTACATTGTCTTTCTTCATTTTCGATATGAACATCTATCCATATTCTACCGCGTCTGTATGTACTTCTTCCTAAAATCTCCAATGTTACGAGAGGATTCTCCCGAATCTGCTCACACTCTTCATTCGTTAGTATATTCTTGTCCAAGGCTTCCAATTCCTCAAACGTATAATCTGCTAAAGATTTTCCTACTGTTATCATAATCATGACTCCTTTCCTTTTGCTTCGTTCCACTTCTTTCAACCGAGATCAGCTCAATCTGGCGTTTCCTCTGTGTGATATTAATTAACTGTATCTGATGTTTGTTATAAAAATTTTCCATCATGTCTCTTCCTATTCCATTATTTCCGCTTTCGTATTTGTTGTATATGGCGCTTTGCTGATTACCCAATCACCTACAGATAGATATACTTTTTCATTATCGTTCCAGGTTTCCCAACCTTTTATATCATTTACATTGATATATCCCCTATCCGGTGTAACGTCTGTTTCGATATAATAGCCAGTTCCGTCCGAAAAGTTTAACTCAAGCCCATCTGTCCCTATAGTAGCGCTTTCGATTTCTTCTGTATCGATATATGTTTCCGGCATTTCTGCGACTGTTTCCTGAACTTGTTCCGGTACGTTTTCAGCCGAGTTTCTTCCTATTATAAATGATGTCAAAGAAATAATTGCAACAGCACCGATATATAATATTTTCCGCTTCATCATTCAAACCTCTTTCTATAAATCCATTACGTTTCCGACTACTTCCCAATCTGTTAAAGCATAAGTTGTATTTAGCTTTTCCAGTGGTAAACGCTCAATGTTTCCATTTCCTGTATTGTATATGTATCTGTTTGTCTTTGTGTCTACGATCGATTCATTTACTACTTGTTTTAAAAATTGTTTTTTCATGGTTGGTTTCTCCTTACTATGCGTAAATTTTCCCATTTACACCTGTTTTATAATTCTTAAAGATAACAACTGGATTTTTAAAACAGTTCTCTAAATCATCAATATACCTACTGTCAAAGCAGCCATATTTTGATTTTGTAATTTTTACATTTTTATTATCTTCAAGAGTTTCTTTTATTTCCTCTTCTTTTAAATCCTGCCAACCTTCAAAAATCATCATAGAACAGTTATAGAAGAGTTTTCTATATTGTGTTCTTTTTCGGTATGGTGTAAAAATCATTTCCATAACATCACTGTGTTGTGCATATGTGGATGATCTAACAGAATGAAAAGTGATCTTTTCAGCTACCGGAAAACCAAAGTCATTCAAATACACAAGTGTATATTTCTTTCCAGAATGTAATTTATTATAAAGCGCACATTGTAACGGTTCAGCGTATTTCATAAACAGATCATCAAATACTTTGATAGCTTCGATTTCCGTCATTACAGTTTTACTTTCTAACTCCTCGTCATCTTCATACATTGCCATAACTTCAAATTCTCCGAAAATCTCACAGGCATCAATGATGATTTTCTTTCCCATCGAATAACCGCCTTTTAATTCTTCGTGTTTGATTGTTCTTTTAAACATTGTATTTTCCTCCTGTCTAGTATAAAGTTTTGTATTTCTTACAATTTTTGATAAAGCCATGCTGAAACAAATTCGTTTTACGCTGTTATTCGATTAAAGATTTCAATTGTTTTTTCTGCCTGTTCTCTTTTTCTATTACTCCAATATCCTTTTCTTTTGCTTTTTAATGCTTTTTCTGCGGTGATTCTGTTATTAACTCCAACGCTTGCGGCATTTCTTAAAAGTTTTACTTCTTCGGAATCAAGTTTGATAGCTTTAAGCGTGTATGGATTTATCTCAAAACTTTCCTTATCGCCAGGCTTTAGATCCTGTGCAAGTGGAATATATTCATCACTTCCCATATTTTCTCCGATATTCCAGACAAAAAAGCCAGACGGAATTTTATCCACTATTTCAAAAATATCCGTTTTTTCACAAAGTCCACTTTTGCTGTAAATTTTATTATTTTCAATTCTAAATTCTTTCATAATTTCCACCTTTAACCTTTCTTTATGTATCTGCTTTGTTATTCTCTCTTCTGTACTCTGCATTTAACAGGCTTGTAACTGTCGTTTGGCTGCATTACAAAAGTGACTATCTTCTTACCTCTATTTCAAGGATTATGCACGCAGATAGTCAAGAGTATTTCAACTCTATCACGTCAACATTTCAAGATGTCATCTTTTATGTTTTCAAGGTACTATTTGTTAATGTATTCATGTTTTAATTTATGTTTTCATTAACTTTGTAGCTTTAATATATCATTCTTTCTTTCTAGTGTCAACATGTTTTTATAAATTTATTTATGTTTTCATAAATTGTTTTTGTAATAAAAAAGCACTATACTTTTGTACAATGCTTTTAGTAAGTCTTTCCATCTGGGAATTTAAAATAAGATATATACTCTGCACCCATAGCTTTCCCCATTTTTTCAAGTTCTGCTTTGGTAAACTTTCCGTTTTTCATTCTTTGAATCAGTGATGAAGTAGACATACCTATTTTTTCACAGAATTCTTTCTGTGTTAATCCACTATGAATCAAAGCCGTTCGTAATTGTTCTTCAATAGTTATTTTCCTACACCTACTTTCCGTATAATACTAACTATAAATATATCAGATTTCCCGATACGATGCAATATATTTCTTGACAGTGCCGGAACGTGTCCGGCTTATTCTGTTATTTCTTCCTTCATAATAATAACTGTCGAATGATGTCCGTTATTCCAATCGGTTACCATGTGATCAAAAAGAACTTCTGCTGTAAATTTATCCGTTCCTAAATTTTTAACAAACCATTTTCTACCGTTTCCAACTTCATATACAATATACTCTTTCATATCTTCCTCTTTCTCTTCACATCCGATAGGCTGGATATTCTTTAAATTTCAATCCCAAACTCATTATACAACAGTTTAGCAAAATCTGGATCCAATTCCAGATACCTTTTTAAAAATTCTTCTTGGCTGCATGGCGCTAGTTCAAAATGCACCTGTTTTCTTTTTTCATCATCCATATATGTTGCAATTGTGTCCATAAGCTCATTTGTTAATTTAGTCGTTTTTCTTTCTTCCTTATGTAAGATCAGTCCACTTTTTAACATATCCGAAAACCATTCATGGAAGTCATGATATTCTGTTTTGTCGATGATGTCTCGATAGACTTCTTTCAATTGATTTTCTGTAAATGATCTATCCATTATTTCTGGGAGTGATTCCCTGTTATCTTCTGAAAAATAATATCTGTTTTCAGCTTCTTTATAATTTTCAACAAATTCTTTCAGTTCATCCAGTGTGTCAAAACGTTTATAAAAATCTGTTTCAATCCATTTACCATTTTTATTGATATATTTTATAGCTGTCCATTTATGTTTACAACAGTCACAATATACAGCAGAAAATGCAATGTTTTCATTTAATGTTTTAAAAGTATACATTTTTACTACCCTCCTTCTTAATATCCAAAAGCTAACCAGTAACCAACCATTCCGACCGTAAAGACAACCGGCATTAACAGCGTTGTAATTTCGTGGGTTTTTGTTTTCAGATTTCTTTTCTTTCTTCTCATTTTGTTTACCTCTCTTATTCTTATCTGATTGTTTATTCTCTGTTACAATAAATATCTGTCAGAGTCGTGAACTCACGCCGGACTGGAAAACCGTCTACCGATAACAAGTAAATTGTATAATTTCAAACTAACTTTTCACTTATGTTCTCATTTTTATTCAAATACATTTCTTTTGTCTTGTGTCTACCTGTTGGTAATCTTTCTAGTTATGACCAGTCTTTGCATTATTAGAACTTTAATTCAAACTAGAGGTCAAAAGGTTTTTTGATTTCTACAATAATATATTTTTGTATAATCTGTTTTAAAAAGGAGATATACAAGCTCCTTAATGTCAGCACAACTATGCGGCATTGCTGATCTTGAGCCTTTCGGAAGTATGAGCCGTTCCGATGCTTTTGCAATTCCTAGTTATTTTTGTGTGTGCTCCTTGCCACCGTCACACGTCTTTCACATTGTTTTTCTTCCTGGAAAATCTTAATGCGGAAGTATTGCACTTGATAGGACTTATTCTTGTCGTGCCTATACAAGGTTTTATTTTTTGTTATTCCGTATTATTATTTAAAGGACTTGCCGACTTGACAAGTCCTGATTTGCAAGTTACAATAATTTATGAGTTGTCGTGTATATATTCTTTTGCTTCTTGTTCCGTTGGACACTTTACAAGTTGCTTGTGATCAGAATTGTACACGACTGTTTCATTATCGTATGTTATATAGTACATACGTTTTCACCTCCTTTCTGTTGGAAGTGAAAGTTTTTAATATGTATTCGATATGTATTTATTACACGTAATTTTTTATAACGTGGTGTTGCTTATTCAGTAAAGCACTCACTTAAAAACCTAACATTGTACTGCCTATTAGACAACCCTATCTCATTTATTTTAGGTCGGATTGTTATCCGAGATTTTTTTCTAGGTAAATCAATAACTATTAGGTTTTCAATGTACACCCTAGCCAAACTTTAACGCCCTCAGTCTTATTGACTCTGCTTTTTGGGATTGTCTTACGGTCTTATTGACTCTGCCACATGACTCGTTTCGTTTAGCTTGGTTATATCTTATCATAGCGTACGCTATTATTCAAGCTATTTTTGTGTTTCTAGGTTAGAATCTACATTATGGACAACTGACAACCACGATATAGAGTACGCTATTGTATAATTGTCACAATGAACAATAGAATGATTGACCGATTGCATGATAAAATGTTATTATAATGTACTACCCTTTTGGAGATTGTACATATTAAAAAAAAAAGAAAGAATGGTATATATAATGGCATATAGTAAAAAATCACAAGCGGATTACAAGAAAAAATTAAAACAGTTTAAAGTACAGTATAACTTGCAAGACAATGTAGAAGGATTACGATTGCAAAAATATCTAGATAATGCCGGAGTTAGCGCTAATAGCTATTTAAAGGAACTTATAAAAAAAGATCTGGATGAAAAAAGAATTGAATTATGAAAAGAAAAAAGAAACATAATATAGATACGATTGAAAGACCTGTACAATCTGGCATCCATGATATTTATAAAAGTGGGTTGAGTCGTAATATAGGTACTGCTGTACACGTTGGATATTTACACTCGAATGACGACAGACGGCACAAGTCACGTTGCATTTATTATGATAAATCAGATAAATTATGTCATTGCGGGAAAAGTGGCTGCTATATGATGCGATGCGGTGGCAGCTCTCATTGTACATGTTACCGAGAGTATTAGATGCATATAATAGGAAGTAATACGTTATTATTACTACGCCTTTAAATCAATGTCAATCTATGCTATAATACCTATATAGTAATAAGCAAAGGATTGTATACGTCATGTTTAAATATAAAATAGATATATTAAAATCATTGTCAGATCATGGATACAATACAAGTAAACTGCGAAAAGATAAAATTATGAGTCAGGCTACTATGCAAAACATACGGCAAGGTAAAGGCATTACTACTGATACAATCAATACGATCTGTCTTATTTTAAGATGTCAACCATCGGATATAATCGAGATTGTACCGACGGAAGAGGAAAAGGTAAAATACTTCTGACACTAATTTTAGTGCTTGACTTTGCACTGTTTTTAGTGTTATAATAATTATAGTCAGTAATGACAATATTTCAAGGAAGGATGATTATAATTGATTGACATTGGTATATTACAAAAGCTAAATACACCTAATAAGATAGTATTGACTAAACACGCAAAAGATAGAATGATAGAAAGATGTATTACTATCAATGATATTGTAAACGGTATTAGCACGGGCGAAATCATAAAACAATATAAAGATGATAAGCCTTTACCTAGTTGTTTGGTATTGGGATTTTCGATTGATAATAAATATATTCATATCGTAGTCAGTCATGACATTGATTATATTTATTTGATAACAGCATATTACCCTAATATAGACCAGTGGGAAAACGATTTCAAAACAAGAAAGAAGGTGTAATATTATGTTATGTATTACGTGCGGTGCGACTGCGGAAAAGGGATATACAACAGACGTCACAGATTTAGGGAACTGCCTTGTTATTATCAGAAATGTACCATGTTATAAATGTACAGAATGCAATGAGATTATTTATACCGGTGACGTTGTACAGGAGATAGAAAAGATTGTTAATATGGCTAAACAATGTTTACAAGAAGTGTCAATTATCGATTATAACAATTATAAACAAGTAGCATAAGTATAATAGCGGTGCTGATATGGTATCGCTATTATTTGTATGCTATCGTGTTAGTGTACATGTTAGTTTATATTAACTTGTGTTATAATTGTATGGTTATAGTATGTTATATGATACATATGTGATACTTGTGTAATAATAGTGAGTATAGTTTGTGTTTGTGTGGACTGCATCACGTTGTTGTGTAAGATGTTTGTGTAAACTAGGAATTATTACTGTTATTAATGTAGTATTGTTTTTGTTAGTTTGGTATTTTTTTGATGTATATTTATACACAAATTATTGCATAGTTATACACGTGGTGTGGATAAGTTTGATTTTAAAAAATGGTATAAAAGTGGTGATGTGGCACTCATTTGTAGGTTATTTTGGATTGCAAGTGGGAAAGATATGTTGATTTTGGTTTGATTTTGTTTGTCTGGTGGGAAATTTTGTTTTGAGGTAAGTTTTAAGGCAAAAAGTTATCCACATATTATTTTGAGTTATCCATATTATGTTGATAACTTTTTTATTATTAAAAATTTTCACCAAAGTTCCGAACTTGCCAGAAATCCATGAATTTGAGTCTAAAATCCC